GTAGAATCTGGTGTGTTAACCGATTCTACGAGTAGTCATTTGTGACAGGTCATTTTGCGCGCTTCAGGCAGCCATCTTCAGGTGCCGCGTTGAAAAGCTCTGCGGCCTTACGTAGCGTAAATGTTGCGATTTTTTTTCCGTCTACGTATGCATCGAATGTTTTAACTTCCATATCAGGGGTATCTGACCAAAAACCATACCAGTAACTATCACCCACAGAGGAACCGATAGAACTGATAGGATATTCATCATCACCAACTTTCAGCGTTATTTGTTCTTTTTTAGCATCAAATGACTCACCGCCAGGTTCTGTTTTCATGAGAGTGAGTAGTCGTGTTCCTACTTGATTGGGATCCGTATTATTAAATCCAACATCGCACTCAAATGTAAGCGTATAATTATCTTTGCTGGAAACAGCATAAGAACGAACACCATGAGTCTCGCCGGTTGACCATTTGCTTACATTTGCCATTGATGAAAACGGAGTAAGCAAAGCAAGAACTAGTAAAAATCGTTTGATGCGCATTAATTTATCTCCTTTGGATATTAATATTTTAATTAGTTAACCACCATATATTCACCATTCATAGGGTAAATTAAGCGCTTTTAAACCTTGCTGGAAAGTATTAAGAGATCCGTTTTTTTGTTGTTCCATTTTTTCGCGTGCAGCTTTCTCATACTGCTCCATCCGTTGGTTATACTCTTGCAATTCCTCCGGGGAGAGGTTTCCCATTGGGGAGTTTGTACCCGGCCCCCTGGCTCGTTCTTCAAGCGTACCCTGTACGTTTTGATGGCGCATTCCTGGGGCATTTCTTATTGAGTCAATGCCATTTCTTCCAACATCTTCTTTATTAACGGCATTGCTCGCCACCAGCACACCCCAGCTAGGGATAGCAAAATCAGGAGCGGTTTCGCATGCCTTTACCATATAATCGAAAGTGCTTCGATTGATCTCGTTTGCGTCGGGATTTAACAGGCGAGAATATTGATATTTAGCATTTTCGTTGGTTGCGACTTTATACAGTTCTTGCTGCACCATCGCTTCAGAAAGTTTAAGGCGTTTCATATCTGACAGTAACTTCTTGCGCATGGATTCGTCTTGACTGACAGCAAAGCCGTAAACGTGCCCAAGGTATTTCGTATAATCGGTACAAATCTCCTTTACGCTTGATGCTGCATTAACAGTCCCAGCCATAAATAATAACGGTAGTAATAGTTTTCTCATTATAACCTCACCTGCCTTATAACTCATTTAGGGTACATATTTTCGCCTTTAAAAAAAAGAGGTTATTAGATCCAATTGTGTATTTATTAAGCATGCAATGCTCTAATAAATTTGTATTTTTAAGTCGCGAATGCTATCTTTTCGCATCATATTGACCTTTTAATCGTTCAGGCTTATAGTTCCGCCGTCGTAGCAAATTCTGCGACCGGGTTTAGCAGCCTGAATACTTACGCGGACAACCGCAGATTTCCGATATTGCGGTATTTTTGTGTCCGTAAACCACGTTACGCCCGAATTATGGTGGGGCGTGATGGGGAGGCTTCGGCCTGCTGGTTTCGTAAGTGCCAGTCTGCTAACCCCGTCACGTCCTGCCACCTGTTTAGCAGCGGGTCGCAGGTTGTTTATCAACTTACGAGGCCGTAACTATGGTTAATGCCAATCCTTGCGCACGCCAAGAATTCATCTGGCGTTTCTATTCCTGTAAAAAACACCACTATCACTTCGTTATCGCAGCAACAGAAGACGAAGCACGCTCTCAATTGCCTGATGGCCCCTGCATTTTTACTGCCCGTTTTTCAACTAACTCGCGCAATTCACTTAGTTACTGGAGCCTCCCCTTCTCTGCCGACGTTCAGGGGGGTTTATGAAAACACCTCTCGTCACCCGTAATGAAATAGCCGAAGCGATCGCCTTGCATACTGCCTGTATGCCGACACGGGAGATCCCCGGCGCAATTGCTAACTATTTCATGATAACCAGACGTTTTTATACCCGAACAGATAAGGCTGTGATCAACAGGCTACTGATAGCCGAGATCAGGGATTATTTGATTGAACAAGGACGTCTACGTTACGCAACAGTGGCAGCAGAAATGAGAAAGGAGGCACATAGAATGACCGGTAATAATTTAAATGTTGAAAAACCAGCACCTGTTGCTTCAGCTACGCCAGCACCAGCCCTGAATGTCATCTCCAACACCGGAGACACAATCGACAGCCAAACATTGTTGAAGATGGTCAATGAGGCACGGAAATTATGTAGCGAAAAACCAGTTCGCAACAATGATTTCATTGCCAGAGTTAAGGATGAGCTTGAAGGAGAAACCTACGAAATTTTCGTAGGTCAAAAAAACGGCGCAGAAATAGATATTATAACCATGACCTACAAACAAGCCCTGCGAGTTGCCGCGCGCGAGTCAAAAGCGGTCCGCCGTTCGCTGATCGACAAACTGGAAGAATTACAGCAGGCAAACTCCCCTACCCCATCGATCCCCCAGACATTACCAGAAGCCCTACGCCTGGCTGCCGAGTTAGCAGAACAGAAAATGCAGTTGGAACAACAGCTGGTGGCCGCAGCCCCTAAAGTCGATTTTGCCGACCGGGTATCAGTGGCCAATGGAATCCTGATCGGGAACTTTGCAAAGGTCGTTGGACTTAAGCAAAACGCCCTTTTCTCATGGTTGCGCCAGAATGGCATTCTCATGGCTTTTGGAGCGCGCAAAAACGTACCGCGCCAACAGTACATCAACGCCGGGTATTTCACGGTGAAAGAAGTGGTGCTGGATGATGAAAATGGCTACCAGATACGGCTGACGCCCCAATTAACGGGTAAAGGCCAGCAGTGGTTAACTCGCAAGCTACTTGATGCTGGTTTGTTAAAACCAGTAGCAATAGGTTAACAAAAGAAAAAACCTGCCAGCAAACTGGCAGGTTTCTGAGCAGATCGTCCAACCCGATCTGGATCGAGTCAGAAAAATTTGCTCTAATAAATTTCGTTTTCTAAGTGCAAAGAATCACCATTTCGAGCTGGTGATTGAAGGTTGATGCAAATTTGGAGAAAAAATGCAACAAACATTCAATGCGGATATGAATATATCAAACCTTCATCAAAATGTCGATCCTTCAACCACTCTGCCCGTTATTTGTGGTGTTGAAATTACGACCGACCGCGCTGGCCGTTACAACCTTAATGCTCTACACAGAGCGAGCGGACTCGGTGCCCATAAAGCGCCAGCTCAATGGCTAAGAACGCTGTCAGCCAAACAGCTCATCGAAGAGCTTGAAAAAGAAACTATGCAGAATTGCATAGTTTCGTTCGAAGGCCGTGGCGGCGGCACTTTTGCCCATGAATTGCTCGCTGTGGAGTACGCAGGCTGGATTTCTCCCGCGTTTCGGCTGAAGGTAAACCAGACATTTATCGACTATCGAGCCGGAAGATTACAACCTGCTATTCCGCAGAGTCTCCCTGAAGCTCTCCGTTTGGCTGCCGACCTGGCAGAGCAAAAGCAACGGCTGGAGCAAAAAATGCTTATGGATGCACCTAAAGTCGAATTCGCCGAACGCGTTGCTACCGCCAGCGGGGTTCTAATCGGCAACTATGCCAAAGTGCTCGGTCTGGGCCAAAACTATCTCTTCACCTGGTTGCGTGATAACGGAATTCTGATCGCAACCGGTGAACGCAGGAACGTCCCCAAACAAGAATACATATCCCGTGGGTATTTCACCCTTAAAGAAACCGTGATCGATACAAGCAATGGAAGCAGGATTTCTTTCACGACTCGTATAACCGGCAAAGGTCAGCAGTGGCTGATGAAGCGATTGCTTGATGCTGGTGTGCTGGTACCTGTCGCGGCAACGCGCTAACAGACGTAGTAAGAACCACCAGCATTGTAATGCTGGCTAAAGTCACTTTCCTGAGCTGTATAACGATGAGCGATTTTACTTTTTCTGGCTATGAATTGGCCTGCTTTGTAACACACTCCGGTCTATCCCGTAGCGCCGGGCATATCCTGTCGCAATGTGCAAATCTAGCGGCAACAACCAGTGAATACTTCATTCACAAGCCTCACCGCCTGATCGCGGCAGAAACTGGTTATAGCCAATCAACCGTCGTTCGTGCATTCCGTGAAGCTGTAAACAAAGGAATCCTGTCTGTAGAGATTGTTATCGGCGATCACCGTGAACGTCGCGCTAACCTGTACCGGTTTACACCATCCTTTTTGGCCTTCGCACAACAAGCCAAAAATGCGCTGATTGAAAGCAAATTAAAGATCTCTTCAGCGGCAACCAAGGTTAAAGCTGTTCTCGCTAAGACATTGGCTTTATTTAATTTTTTATCCACACCCCCATGTCAAAATGATACCCCCTCCCCCTGTCAGGATGACGTGGCAATAAAGAATAAGAAGTCACAAGTTAAAAAAACAAAAAGATCAGTTTCCGGCGGTGCCGGAACGAGCAGACTCAAAAAATTGACTTCATGGATCGCTGAGGCAAAAGCAAAGGCTGACAATCTGCGGTTATCCAAAAAACGCGCTCAAAAACATGAGTTCAAGCAGAAAGTAGAGGCGGCAGCGCGGAAATATGCTTACCTGAAGAACAAGCGTTCTCCTGATATTGGCGGGGTATCAAACTTCGATAATCTGCCGCATTGCATGACGGTAAACGAAGCTCTTAATGCGGTTTTAGCCAAAAATAAAGATAACGAACAATGGGGTATACCGGCGGGATTCAGAGGGTGATAGATTGCTCTAATCTGGAGTCACCTGGCGTTTTCAGTATGGATTTTCTTTGGCGCGGTCTGGCCATTAGGGATCATGTTTGCTGCAACATTTCTTCTGATGTGGATATTCACCCTTCCCGGTGATTTCTATAGAAAAAAAGCCAGACATTGATACAATCATTGCGGGTGCTTGAGGCTATCTGCTTCAGGCATTACCCGAAAAGCAGATAGAAGAAAGCCCCAGATAACATTACGCGTCCTGCAAGACGCTTAACATTAATCTGAGGCCAATTTCATGCTAGACACATGTAGGTTAGCCTCTTACGTGCCGAAAGGCACGGAGAAGCAGGCTATTGTTAACACCAAGCTGTAATGTCCCCTTTGAACCATTCTAAAATGTCCCCAGACAATTCTCTGGGGGATTTTTCATGACCAAAGAAACTGTTACGATGAGTCATAAGGAACTCCACCGACTTCAGATTATTCAGGAGTCAATTAATCGACATATTACTCAGGAACAAGCTGCGGCACGCATTGGCATTTCTATTCGGCAGGTTAAACGTCTGGTGCAACGGTATAGAAATGAAGGGCCTTCTGGTCTGGTTTCCCCCCGACGTGGAAAGCGTCCTAATAATTCCTTTTCTACTGAATTCAGAGCAACAGTAATTTCACTCCTCAAAGGCCGTTACGCTGATTTTGGACCTACGTTTGCGTGCGAAAAATTGCGTGAGATACACGGTTTATCTTTATCCGTTGAAACTCTCAGAAAGTGGATGATAGAAGAGGGGTTATGGCGTGAACGCCGTCGTAAAATTGCCCGTATATATCAACGCCGCATGCGACGACCATCTTACGGTGAACTGATCCAGATTGATGGCTCACCTCATGACTGGTTTGAAAATCGAGGCCCCAGATGTACACTGATCGTTTTCATTGATGATGCCACCAGTGCGTTGATGGCGTTGCGTTTTGTGCCTGCTGAAACAACCCGGGCTTACATGGAAACCCTCCGGGGTTACCTTAATGATCATGGCGTACCGCTCGCTCTCTACTCTGATAGACACAGTATATTCAGGGTAAATAACCCAGAGCGGGAAGGTGAGCTGACCCAGTTCACTCGTGCGATAAAGACACTGGGCATCGAGCCAATCCATGCCAACAGCCCGCAGGCAAAAGGGCGGGTAGAGCGCGCCAATCAGACACTACAGGACAGGCTGGTCAAAGAAATGCGGCTTCAGAATATCAGTGATATTGAAACAGCAAATGCATGGTTGCCGACCTTTATTGAAGCCTATAACAACCGGTTCGCTACGTCGCCTCGTACTACTGATAATGCTCATCTTGATGTGCACCATTCTGAAGAGGAACTGGGTTATATCTTCAGCCTACAGGCGAAGCGCGTTCTGTCTAAAAATCTCACTTTCCAGTACAAAAGCAGTGCGTTTCAGGTACGCAGTGAGGGCCGGGGATATCGACTTAGGCATTCGGTTGTTACTGTATGCGAGAACTTTGACGGTGAAATTAACGTTCTGTATGACGGGAAAGCGCTGGGCTGGGAAAAGTATGTTGATGGCCCGGAGCCTATACCACTGGATGATGAAAAGAGTGTCCATGAACGAGTGGATAATGCCCGTATTGATTTACGCTCAAAATACTATGTTAAACCTAAAGCTGACCATCCCTGGCTTACGCGCCGAACGCAAAGTCATCAGCAAGTTAAGCCCCCGAAGTTACCTAAAAAGAAGCCTGATCCCGATAAAAAAGATTGAAACCAAGATCGATTCGGTTGAGTGCATATCCATTCATAGGGTAGATTCTTAAGTCGCGTTTCTGGTGTTCATTTTCGGGTGGTTTGTTACTTGTTTTACCGGGGATATGCCAGAAACGCGCTGAGTCAGTCTGGGCGGTGCGCGTAATGAGGCGTTATGGCAAATAGCCTATGCTAATGTCCGCTAAGAGCAAGAAGCGGAAGTTGGCAGTTTTGTGGACTGTCCCCACAAAAGTGACTACAGAAATAGTTGCAATTCATAATTGATCATGGGTTGTCAGTTAAACTCGTGGCGATTTAAATAGACTAATTGGGAGTGCGTCCATTACTTATATCTTGTAATGTTAACTATCAGAAATGATACAAAGATAATATGTCTTTAAAGAAAAGGCTGATGGCGAAAAGTGGCCCGATGAGGGCCACAATACGGCTGTCACTTAGACGTAAATATCAATGGTGCCAGCGGTATTTGTATCGTCTTTTTTCTCTTCTTTTTTATCAGGCTGAACTGTCGCGTCTTCATTCTTTTTCTCTGCCTGCTGCCTTAACAACTGCTCCAGTTGAGCCCTGAGGCTTTCAATTTGCTTCTGTACCAATGCAGCCATTTCTTTTTTCTGCTGTGTCGTCATCCCCTCTTCCGATGAGATTTTCCCAAGCTTTTCAGTCAGCACCTGAATTTGTCTTGTGATTTTGGCTATTTCTGATGTTCCTTCCGGGGCGGAGTTGTTTGAAATAACGGTTGAGGTATTTCCCTGAATTGTGACAGACATAGATTTCTCCTTTTAAAAAAGCACTATCGGCATGCACAAAAAAATCTTTAATCGTATTTCTTGTGTCATTAATTGTTTGATGTTCAGATTGTTTTCCTCGCGGGCTGGCGCGCCTCAGAAAGTAAAGCTTGTTGACAGGGGTAAACGTTCGGCAATAATTTTCTGCCGCATGCGGGTGTTGCATAAAACGTGTTACGTTCCTTTATCGACAGGTCAGGTCACCGCTCACCCGCCGACGAGAAAGCAACACTGACATGCTAAAGCAAAAAATAGATGAATAAGTTGAGTTGTGCATATGTAGCCTGACCGTCACAAAGTATATGGTGTCTGTACCAGTAAGATGATGGCCGGACTCTTTAAAAACGAGCTGACCTGCACAATACAGGATGGACTTAGCAATGGCTGCTCCTGGCACAAAGCGGACAGTGATCACCGTTCTTACGACTACTTTCTGACTTCCTTCGTGACTTGCCCTAAGCATGTTGTAGTGCGATACTTGTAATGACATTTGTAATTACAAGAGGTGTAAGACATGGGTAGCATTAACCTGCGTATTGACGATGAACTTAAAGCGCGTTCTTACGCCGCGCTTGAAAAAATGGGTGTAACTCCTTCTGAAGCGCTTCGTCTCATGCTCGAGTATATCGCTGACAATGAACGCTTGCCGTTCAAACAGACACTCCTGAGTGATGAAGATGCTGAACTTGTGGAGATAGTGAAAGAACGGCTTCGTAATCCTAAGCCAGTACGTGTGACGCTGGATGAACTCTGATGGCGTATTTTCTGGATTTTGACGAGCGGGCACTAAAGGAATGGCGAAAGCTGGGCTCGACGGTACGTGAACAGTTGAAAAAGAAGCTGGTTGAAGTACTTGAGTCACCCCGGATTGAAGCAAACAAGCTCCGTGGTATGCCTGATTGTTACAAGATTAAGCTCCGGTCTTCAGGCTATCGCCTTGTATACCAGGTTATAGACGAGAAAGTTGTCGTTTTCGTGATTTCTGTTGGGAAAAGAGAACGCTCGGAAGTATATAGCGAGGCGGTCAAACGCATTCTCTGAACCAAAGCATGACATCTCTGTTTCGCACCGAAGGTGACACTTCTGCTTTGCGTTGACA